CTGAAGTATAAGCACAGCGTGATATTGCCGTAGCCGATCAACAGCGAGCTGAACAACAAGCAGCACAAGATGCTGATCAAAAGGTTGCAGGATCCACAGTAGGTAAGCCAGGTATTGCCCGTACAAAGGTTACGGCTCCTGTCCCTGGTGGCTACGGTGGTACCGAACAAACCAAAGTTAATCCGACCGGACTGAATATATGATTCCCTACATTGATCCAGACATTATCAAATATTTAGAGGATATGTACCCTGATAAGGCTCCTGATCTTAGTATGGAGGAGAAAACTATTTGGTACTCTTCTGGTCAAGTATCAGTTGTACGCCATTTAAAAGAACAATTTAAACTTCAAGAAGAAACCAAGTACGACTGACGTGTTATGGCTTTCCCGTATTTAGCTGCAGCTACCACGCTTCTTGCGGGTGCCAGCGCCTACTCAGGCTACAAGGCTGCACAAGCAGCACGAGAACAAGCAGCAGCTATGCGGAAGCAAGCCGCAGCCACTCGTGAATCTTCGCTGCGAGAAGTAGCGCAAATGCAGGCAGACGCAAAGCAACGTGCTTCGCAGTTCCAATCGCAAATCGAGCAAAGCCGAGCTGCTACTGCACAGCGAGCAAAGGAAGCTGAGCAAGCTGCAACACAAGCTCGTGCTCAGATTGCACAGCAGAAAGCCTCGTCTGCTCTGGCTATCCAACAGCAACAACTGAGCTCTGCAATTCAAAGGCAGCAAGCGAAAGGGGCTAAGGTTGGTACACCTTCACGCCGTCGGGTTGGTACCCCAGGAGCTCTTCGTACTGCTGTTGAGGCAGAGTCTGCTCTGGCTTTTGGCGGCAAGGGAACAACTAGCACTACTGGAGTGGGTGGTCTGAATGTCTAATGCTGCGGCTCGTTACTCGGCCCTAGAGCCTGAGAAGACAATTTATCTTGACCGTGCAATTGAGTGTAGTAAGTACACTCTGCCGACTCTTATCACCGATAACGATCGCAGCACAGGTAAGAACTTTTACACAAAGATTCAGACTACATACCAAGGGCTTGGAGCTCGCGGTGTTAATAATCTTGCGAGCAAACTTCTCATTGCTCTTCTGCCTCCTAACCAAGCGTTCTTTCGTCTCTCTGTAGATGACATCAAGCTGCAGCAAGAGCTTGATAACTACAAAGAACTGCAGTCACAGTTTGATCAACAACTGTCGCTGATGGAACGCACCGTTATGCGTGACATCGAGGAGTCTGGTGATCGCACTGCACTGTTCGAGGCACTGAAGCACCTGATTATTGGTGGCAACGCCCTGATGTATGTGTCAGAGACTGGCACCAGGGTGTATCCCCTCAAGTCGTTTGTGCTGAACCGTGACCCAGAAGGAAACGTGCTGGAAGTTGTGGTGCGTGAAGAGGTCAGCCCTGACATCCTTCCTGAGGGCACAGCACCCAAAACTGTTGAAGGTGGGTTCCAAGACAAGTCAACGTTCCTCTACACCCACATCAAGTGGGACTACGAAAAGGATCGCTGTACGTGGCAACAAGAGGCGTACAAGAAACCTGTAGGCAAGCAGGGCTCAGCAGAAATTGAGAAGAGCCCTTGGATCCCGCTTCGCATGTTCCGCGTAGCTCATGAATCCTACGGTCGAGGGTATTGTGAGGAGCTCCTGGGAGATCTGAAGAGCCTTGAGTACCTGTCAAAAGCAATCGTTGAAGGCAGTGCAGCAGCAGCCAAGATCATCTTCCTCTGTAACCCGAACGGTACTACTCGACCTGATGCACTTGCTCGGGCTGCCAATGGATCAATTGTGGCAGGCAACCCGAATGATGTGGCTCCTCTGCAGATGCAGAAACAAGCCGACCTGACCGTTGCTCTCAACACCATTGCTCGTATTGAGCAGCGCCTGAGCTTTGCGTTCCTGCTTAACAGTGCAATCCAAGCTGGTGCTTCTGGTCGGGACCGTGTGACAGCCGAAGAGATTCGGATGGTTGCACAAGAGCTTGAGTCTGGTCTGGGCGGTGTGTACTCCGTGCTGTCTGTTGAACTGCAGCTCCCACTGGTCAAGCGCAAGATGGCTCTCATGGAGCGTCAAAAGCGTCTACCCAAACTGCCTAAGGATGTTGTCAAACCACAGATCACCACAGGTCTTGATGCCTTGGGTCGTGGTAACGACAAAGCAAAACTGATTGAGTTCTTGCAGACCCTGGCACAAACTGTGGGTCCTGAAACTATGTCTCGTTTTGTTAACAACCGAGAACTTATTACTCGTCTTGCTGCTGCTGACGGACTTGATACTTACAAGCTGATTAAGTCTGAAGAGCAACTTGCAATGGAAGAGCAACAACAAGCTATGATGATGCAGCAACAAATGGCTGCACAGGATCCTAATAACGATCCTGCTAAACAAGCCGCACTTGTCAAAGCTGAAAATGACTCAATCCGGACCGAGCAAGAAGCCAGCCCCGGCTCCTAAAGAAGAGCCCAAGACTGAGCTGCAACTTCGTATTGAAAAACTAAAGAAAGAAAAGCCTGAGGTTTATGAGCAGTACGTGAAAGCCATTCGGCAGAAACGTCCTGTTTCCGTGTACCCTGACCTCAGCGTTCGTATTGGTTGATCATGGAAGTTGTAGCTGATGGCGTTCTCTCGCAGGAAACTGGGCCGTACAACGAGCAAGATCTTCAAACGCTGGAAGCAGAAAACCAGCAGCAGGAACAACAACAGCCAGATGAGGATCTCATCGGAGGTAAGTTCCGCAATCCTGATGAGCTTCTCAAGGCCTACCAGGAGCTGGAAAAGAAGCTTGGTTCTGGCGAGCAGACTGAAGAATCTGTCGAGGAAACTGACGAACAGGATCAGGAAGTCCAGGTCCTTTCAGAGGAGCAAGAGCAAACTATTGTTGAAAGCATCGGAGGTTCTGAGAACTTTGAAGGTGCTCAGCAGTGGGCTCGGGAGAACCTCGATGAAGCTGAGCTTGAAGCGTATAACCGTGAAGTAAACAGCGGTGACTACTACCGAGCTCGTAACGCTTTGCAATCTCTGTACTACGCCTACGCAGAGAACGCAGGTTCTGAACCTCAACTTCTTGGTGGCAAATTGTCTGCCAACAGTAACGATGTGTTCCGTTCAACTTCAGAAGTTATGAACGCAATGAGTGATCCTCGTTATCTGAAGGACAGTGCTTACACCCAAGATGTACAAGACAAGCTAGTCCGTAGCGACGTTCTTGGCCCTAGGGGTTAATATTTAAATAGCGAACGTAACATTGTTGCCGCTGAGGCGATAACAACAGTCGAGCGAACGCGCAGTAACTTTTCAACCAAACTTAGAAATGCCTGATTTTGCATCTCTTGGCCGGTTGGGTAGTATTAACAGCGTTCAGTACAACGCTGGTTCTGCCTCCGGCAACTACGAGCGTGAAAACGCTAACTTTCTCAAAATCTTTTCTGGGGAAGTTCTGACCACCTTCAACCGTGAGACGATCTTCAAAGATCTGACCATGAAGCGCAGCATCTCTTCTGGCAAGAGTGCAAGCTTTCCCATCACGGGTCGTTTCAGCAGCCGCTTCCATCGTCCTGGTGACTGGATCACCGGTCAGGGCAACAAAGGAATGATCGGCGAAAAGATCATCACCATCGATGACCTGCTGATCGCCGACGCTAGCATCTACGACCTCGACGAGGCCAAACTGCATTGGGATGTTAGGAGCATCTATAGCACGGAATTGGGGCGGGCTCTCGCCAGGGCTTACGATCAACGTCTTGCTCGCACCCTTCTGACCGCTTCTGAGTCTGATGGTCGCGTCAAGGACTGGGATTCCAAGCGTTTCCAACTTGCAGGCGGTACCTACGCTTCCGTGTCCGGTACCACCGTCACCATGAGCGCCAACTTCGCAACTGCGGAGCTTAGCTTCTTTGCTGTTGGTGAGGTTATCTACGGTGAAGATTCCGGTGCATACGCCGTCATCACCACCGCTCCTACCAACGGTGCTGCCACCTTCGGTATCAGCCCGATCTCTGCCATCGGTACTGGCTCTAACGCTGCCTTCACCGTCGGTGAGCGTCTGTTCGTTCTTAACTCCCTGCCTGGTGGTACCTCCTACACCGGCATTGACCTCAACGGTGCTTCTGACCGCAACGCTCGCGGCGACCTCATCGTTGAGAACCTGTTCAAGGCTTACCAGTCTTTGGACGAAAAGGATGCTCCTAAGGAAGGACGTACCTGCGTTCTGTCTCCTGGTGCTTACTACGATGTGCTGGCTTCGGACCGCGCCATCAACGTTGACTTCAACGGTGGCACTGGCTCCAACGGCAGCTTCGGTGAGAACCGCGTGGCACAGGTTGCAGGCTTCCGCCTGACCACCTCCAACCACCTGGGCATCAACTCCTACACCGATGGTCAGTCCTACGTTGGTCTGAGCAACCAGTCCTCCACCACCCGTGGTGAGCGTCCTAACTACACCAACGGCCGCGACGGTTCCGATGGTCAGGCCGCTGCTGGTCGTAACGACTACTACCAGGACGAGCAGGGTAACACCAGCTCCATCGCCAACTGCTTCGGTCTGTGCTTCACCAAGGAAGCCGTGGGTACCGTCTCTCTGAAGGACGTGTCCATGCAGATGACCGGCAACGAGTACAAGGCAATGACTCAGTCCACCATGATGGTCGCTTCCTACGCTGTGGGTCACGGCATCCTGCGTCCTGAGTGCTGCGTCAGCCTGCTGCACGACGGCAATCCCTATTGATAATTACTTCTTACTAATTACCAATACAATGGGGGAAGCAGAAATGTTTCCCCTTTTTTAATGGCGACATCTAAATTAAGTGCAGTTAATACGCTTCTCGCCATTATCGGTGAGGCTCCTGTTAACTCCCTAAACCCACCCTTGACTGGTGACGCTAGCCTGGCAGAGCGGACCTTGGATGAACTAAGCCGCGAAGTTCAAGGTGCAGGCTGGTCTTGGAACACAATGCTCTATGACTCCATTCCTCTGGACGCTTCTACTGGTCAGTCCCAACTTCCTGGGAACACTCTTGCTGTACGGTTCAACCCACTCTCTTATCCGACGCAGCGGTTTGTACTTCGTGGATTGAGGCTGTACGACCGGATCAAAAATACCTACGATCTTCGCACCAGTCTTGGTGTTGCAATGACTGGCAACAACAGTGACCTTGTTGCTGAGCTTGTAGAAGAATTGGTGTGGGACAGTATCCCTGAAACTGGTCGTCGCTACATCATGATCCGTGCTGGTCGGATCTTTTCTAACCGTGCTGTAACCTCATCTAGTATTGAGTCTTACACTCAGGAAGACGAAGCTAACGCTCTTCAGATTCTTAAGCGTACTGAAGACATGGCGCAAAACTATAACTTTATTAGCGGTCCGGATGATATGTACGGTGGCCGCGTTACTACTAACTTTGGTCCTGACATCTTGAGCCGCTAATGTCGAAAGAACTTTATAGCCAAATCATTGGTCCACTTAACAAAGGCGTAAACCAACAGGCTGACAGTTTTGTGCTGCCAGGTTTTGCAAAAGTTCTTGAGAACGCTAACTGCGATCTGGTTGAAGGACTGAAAAAACGTTTGGGGTCTGTGCCTCTTAAACGCATTGATACGCTTACTCAAAACAAAGGTGGCAACACTTTAGTTACTCCGTTGAAGTGGGATGAGTCTTGGGTGTTTACCTACAACCGCAGTACTGATGAGCGGTTTATTTTGATGGTGGTTGATGATAGTAGAACAGTTAGCCGCACTGGTAACACCACCAACAACTCTGCTGTCATCTCTACTGTCAGCTCAATGACAGACCTGTTTATAGGTGCAGGTGTTAGCGGTAGTGGTATTCCTACAGGAGCCAAGATTGTTGATATTGATACATCTAACAGCCGGATCACTCTTGATAAAGACGCAACTGCAACAGCTACTGGTGTATCCCTAACTATTGAATCAAGCTTTACGTTTGTCACTGGCGTGTCTAATGTAGAGCCCATCAGTGGTACCTTGCCTACTGTTGTTCCTGAAGAGCAATCTTTTGCAAACATCACGTCAGCAAATCTTGAGTATCTACGTGGCTCTGGGCGGGCTCGTGATCGCTTTAGGGCTACGTCGTTTCAAGATTATGTGTTCATCACTAACATCCAAAAGGAAGTTGAGTACGACAGCACAGAGACGCTGACTCGATATAACATCGCTGAAATCAGTAACGTCTACAGACCTACTAAGGCTCAGGTCAACGTTAAGCTCGTTAGCTACGACACCCAATACACAATTAAAGTCACGCTAGATAACGACGACGTTATTACTGGCAACCACACCACGCCTTCTTTGACAGACGGTAGTGGCAACCCAATCGTTGTAAGTAGTGAGACTATTGCTGCAAAGCTAATTAGCAATTCAGAAACTATTAGTGGACATTTAACAAGCGGTAACTCAACTGTTACTAGCGTTACTGCTACTGATATAGCTCAAGTTCACGAAGGTGAGCTTGTTACTGGTACAGGTATTCCTAGCAACACCTTTGTCGGTACTGTTGGTGACACCAGTTTTGGTCTTGTAAACGAGGCAGGTGCAGCAGTAAACGCCACCGCAAACGGCAGCACAAGTTTGACACTTGGTGAAGGTCTGGATCAAACTGACATCCACAACGAGCTTACCTTTACGCGAGAGAACTCTCAGATCCTTATCTCTCTTGCTAATTCAAATCGGTACATCAAGAGTCTCGTCATCAGTGACGCTCGAGGCAACACGTTGATGGACGGGTTTGCTGATCAGGTAACCAGTCTCGTAAACCTGCCTGATGCGTCTTGGCATGGTTACACCGTACTGGTGGCTCCAGATGGTACGTCTGACCAGAGCTCCTACTACCTCAAGTTCAACGCAGAGGGCACGACAACTAACGGTACCTTTAACCGAGGTGTGTGGGAAGAGAGCTCAGGCTGGGGTACTCGAGGCAAGTTTGATGACAACACGATGCCTCATGCCTTTATCTACTACAGGAACGATAACGGCCTGGTGCGGTTTACGTTCCAACCCTTTAGCGGCACTACTTACACTGACGGCAGCACCTCGTTTGATATTGCTGGATGGACTGAGCGCCTTGCAGGAGATGAGGATGAACTACCAGGACCCTCGTTTGTCGATCACAGCATCAACGATGTTGTGTTCTTTAAAAACCGCTTGGGCTTTGTAAGCGGGGAAAACGTCATCCTTAGTGAGGCTGGTGCTTACTACAACTTCTGGCAGCAATCAGCTCTTGCTGTTGTCGACGCTGACACCATTGACCTGACGGCTGTCAGTAACGACGTTGCTGTGCTGAACTACGCACTGCAGCAGCAGGACGAACTTGTGCTGTTCTCCAACGAGAACCAGTTCCGTCTCTACTCAGGTGACAACGTTACGTTCAGTCCTGAGACAGCCTCTGTGGGTAGGATCAGCTCCATCAGTATGGAAGCCAAGGTCAAGCCACAGCAGGTAGGACCTCAGGTTATTTTCCCAGTAAAAGAAGGTGACTTCACTGGTCTGCACACCTTCATTACTACTGACCGAACCGTTGGTATTAACCTTGGTCAGACAGCCGTGATCACGGAGACGGTACCTAAGTACATTCCAAAAGACCTGGACTCGCTTGCTGTTAGCCGTACTGACCAGTACCTCGTTGCTCTTAGCAAGGATGACCCTGACGCTCTGTATGTTTACCAGTTCTATTGGGAAGCCTCTGGTGGCTCATTGACCAACCGACAGAACGCCTGGAGCAAGTGGACCTTCCCCAACAAAGAGCTGTACTGGTGCGACTTTATTGAGGGCACCTTGTACACCCTCAGTAAGTACGACAACAATGGAAGTGACGAGTACTACCTAGAGGGTATCAATGCTTCTCGACCTCCTCAAAACCCCAATAGCCTGTTTCTTCTGGACCGTCAGCTTTCTAACAGTATTACTACTGACCTGGGTGCTGTAACGTTTACCTACAACGCAGCTACCAACAAGACCACAGTCAACCTGCCCTACAGGACAGCTAATGTAAGTCAGTTTGTCGTTATTAAGAAAGATGCAAGCAATGCGTCAGAAAGTTCAAAGCGTTGGGTCGTCGCTAAGGCTGTTGCTGCTGGTGTTACAAGCTTTGTTTGTGACAGCTTGGGAGATTTTTCTAGCAGTTCTTGGGTCTTTGGCGAGCAGTTTACGTTCAAGTTTCAGCCACCCAAACTCATGCCTTACACCAGAACGGCTACCGACAACACTTTTATTGGCAACCGTACTGGTCGTTTGCAGCTTCGATATATGGATACTTATTACAACGATGCAAGGTACTTTGCAGTCGAAGTCACTCCTAAACACAGAGATAAAATTACTTACGAGTTTGACCGACGGGATCCACTCAACGGCAACATCGTAATCAGTGCTGAACAGGATTTTGAGCAGTCTAAATTTAGAGCTCATATCCAAAGCAAGAACGACCAAGTTACAGTAGAGCTAGTGAACAACAGCATTGACCAGGCTAAGTTCATTGCTATTGAGTGGACTGGTCTGTATTTTGACGTTGCGAGGAAGTTTGGCTAATGGCTAACGAAAATCAGGCCGCATCTACATCATCTACGCCTACAGAATCTGGTTTTTGGGACAATTTTGAGGGGGTAACATCTCTCGCTACTGGTGGGTTGAAAATTGCCACTCAAATTTTTGGCTACCAAGAAGCCAAGGCTAGAGCTCAGATTCAGACAGCAGAGCGTCAACGAGCGTACTGGACTCAGTGGGCGCAAACCAACCGAGAAAATTATCGACAGTACGAATACCAACTGAGGTCTTGGTACAGGTCTTCTGATTATGTAAGTAAGTTTAGGCAGTATCAAACTGATCTACAGAAGCAAGCGGCTACCTTCAAAGGAGAGGTCAGCACTGCTGCTACTGAAAATTTTGCACGTCAGTTGGTAGATCTCGAGGGTCGTTTTTACGAAGAAGAAGCCCGCGATGAGATGCGGATGAACACTTTGATGATCGATAAGTTTGTCAAAGAAAACAAGAAAGCAGCTACAGGTCAGGTTGGTCGCACCGTAACTCGACTAAATAACCAGTACAACCAAAGGTATCTGACAAACCTCAGCAACCGTCAAATCACTCGTGAGTTCCGTATTGCTGATAAGCAATCAGCAGCACAGGCTCTTGAAGTGGCACGTCAGAACACTGTTAACTCAGCCAAGTTCTATACACCGCAACCGATTGCTGATCCAATCAAACCGATGGCTCCAGCTAAAATTACAGCAATTGAACCTGCTAAGGTCCAAGGTCCTAGCGGTAGTGCCCTTGCTTTGAGCATTGGTGAAACTGCTATTAACACCTTGATGGACTATAAAGATTCCCTTCCCTCTGCTGACGACTCCGAAGAATGACTAACAGTTTTGGCATCACTCCCCAGCGTCAGATTCGTGAGCAAGTAGCTCGTCCTGAGGCTCCTACAGAACTTGCAGCACCTGCTACTCCAGCCCAAGAACCACAACAGGTTGGTGGTCAGTTGCTGGACATGCGTAACTATGTACCAGATACGCGGGGTCAAGAAACTATTCAAAAGATTGCTTCGTTCTTGCAGGACCAGGGGGTGTTTGATCGCTCCATCGACATGATGCGCGAGGACTACATCAAGAAAAAGAAGAGACAAGCAGAAGATCTTATTGAAAAGGAAGCTACTGCTCTTAGTGATACCGCTGAGCTTGGTCAGGAAGCAGAAGAACTGAAGCGTCGTAAGCAGTTTGAGGCTGCTAGGGAGACACAGCTTCGTAACCCTTACGTCAACTTCTTTTACTACGGAAACAAAGCAACAGAAGCTGGTAACCAGATTGCCATTGATCTGGCTGCCTGGGGTCAGGACTCTGCTGAAAGTCTTTCGTACATGGAAGACCCAGCAGACCGTTCTGTAGCTATTACACAGAAAGCAAACGAACTTAAGAAGGCATACGCAAACCTTCCTGCTGATTACGTTGCAGCTAAGATCGATCCCCTAATTGCTCAAACCAAAGTAGAGATCAACAAGCTTGTAGCTAAAGAGCAAGTCAAGCGTAAGGACGAGACTCGTATTACAGGCCTGGCTGAAGTAGTTAGGGACTCACTAATTACTAGCAGCAAGCTGTCACAGCAAGGTGGTAAAACTGGTCTGACTATTGGTGACCAAGCAGTTGAGGTTGCTCTTGGTAAATTTTTTGAGTCAGCAACTGGTCAGTACTTAATGGACGAACGCACAGCAAACAAGATTTTGTTTGACGTGCTTCCTGAGGTTTTCATCGACCTGGACGGTGATCAAGAAAACGATCTTGCTTCTCAACTTACATACAGGAGCTACCTTGAAGCTCTTGGTAAGGTCAAGACTAGCGACGGTGTAAACCTACTTGATCTGGTACAAACTAACGCACAAGGAAAACGCACAACTCTTCGTGAAGCGTTACAAGCAGGTCTGCTTAGCCAGATGCAGGTTTACAACAAGATTGAGCAGGCTGGTACAAAAGAGCTACAAGGTATTAAGGCTGAATATATTTTGAACAGGGATCGTTCTATTAAAGAATGGTACTCCGGTAACCCTAACCCTAGTAACGACGACATTGCTGCAAAACGAAACGAGCTTCTTGAGCAGCTCGATCCAGCTACGCTTCCTGATGGTCTTAATGTTACTGACGCAAGAAAGGCTATTGAAAAAATGCTTCCATCAGTAGAGCGTAAACTCTCTGATAACGAAAAATTTGGCTTTAGTAAAACTGTCAACGCCTTGATTGCAAGCGGTGTTGTGCAGATGCCTGAAGATCTTGAGGAACAACTTACAGGAACTGATTTTTACTACGACGCCAAGAAAAAGTTCCAAGAAGCAGAAATTAAATTCCTTAACCCTGACATCGATAAATTTTCTGAAGATATTCTTGACGACCTTGTTAATGGCGTTGCTCAAAACATTTTAGATAAAGACACACTTGTTAAGGCTCTTGTTAATCGAGAAAGAGGTCAAGTCCCAGAACAGGTAAAAGCTGCTCAAAAAGAAGCAGCCAGACGGCTTCGTGCTGAGGCGTATAACGATGTTCGAGCACGGCTTGCAGCTCTTACTCCTGAGCAATTTGCTAACCCTGCTGAAAGAAACAAGGTTCTTAGTGAATTGCAAACCGATTACTACAATCGGGAAGCTTATAGCAAAGCTGGTTCGTATTTTAATTATGTAGGAACTCAGTACATGGATCCAAAGGTTCCATACCTTGGAACATCTAATTACAACCCAACAACTGGTTGGGACATCAAACTTAACGATACTGACAACGGTGGAGCTTGGTCTATTTCTGCTCGTACACAGTTTGCTAACGACGCAGACAAAGCTAGGACTTATATGAAAGAAAGGGTTATGTTTACCCAGGACCAGTTTGGTGAGCTTTACAAAGCGCTACAAACCGGTAATACTAAGGGCCTGAGTATTGAAACACGCCAACGTGTACGAAATTATATGTATGCTTTTGATCATCAGATCACTCCTGCACAACTAATCAACACACAACTCGAGCGGTTTGTAACTGAAGGTGGTGGCAAGATGCCTCCTACAAGCAAGGCGTTCAACGACAGCTTGAACAGGCTTGGTAAATCTGTGATGTCTCCTGTTGCTCAGACTGGTGACAAAGCCAGCGACTTGCAGCTCTCTCGAGGAGACAACGACCACGAACATTCTGGAAACAACGGATTTGACTTCACCATTCATCGTGGTAACTATGTCCAGACCCGTAACCAGATGCCTGCACCGTTCAGCGGTAAGGTTGTGTACGCCAAGAAAGTTCCAGGGTTTGGTAACACGTTGATTATTGAGGCTGAGGACGATGGTCCTGGTTACAAGGCTGGGGACCGTTTGTTGGTTGGTCACAGCTCTGTGATGCTGCACAAAGAGGGAGACCAAGTTTATGCAGGCCAAGCTCTTGTTATTGCTGGTGACAAATCCCCAATGAACTCTGTTCCTGGCATGTCTGGTACTGGTAAAGGAGCCCCTGGACATCTCCATGGACAGCTCCTTAAAAAGCCTGTTGACGGCTGGCCTGGTCCTTGGGTTGATCAGCGAGAGCATGACTACCCACAGCAGCAACAGAACGAGTTCTTCAAGCTAAATGTGATCCCGTTGTTCAAATAGCGTTTTTAAGTTATATCAAGTAGTTTGGAGGAAGCGCCCTAACGATCTGGTTTAAATGCCATACATCACGCTTCCTGACGGAACTCTTGAATTTGTAGAAGATCAGAAAGAAGCAGACACGCGCTGGGCAGAAGCTTGGGATCAAAAGCCTCCTGAGCCTGAACCAGCGCCTGCTGCACAACAACAACAACAACAACCAGAGCAGGACGACGACGACGAGATTGATGAAGATGCTCTGGAGTACAACCTAAAAGCTGCTACTGAACTGCAAGAGCTGGCTCGGGTCAGTGCAGATTCTTTTAGAAAAGTTATCAACGAACCCATTGCTATGGGTGCAATGATTGAACGCACCACACGACGTGCTGGTGGGTTTGGTGGTTATGCAACCGGTGGTACTGGCCCGCTGTTGCCCGTTGATCCAGAAGAACTACAGCAAAGCATTGATGATGCTGCTGTTGCTTACGAAGCACTAATTAAAACTGGTAAAGATCCTGAAGGATTTAGTTACGGTATCCGTCCTGATGTTCCTATTCTTGGTCCTCTGTTTAGTGAAGACAGTGAATTTGTAAAAGAATATATTAAACCTAAGAGTTGGTTTGGAAATCTTGCATCAAGTATTGGTGCTGCAGTTTTGTTTGAAAGGGGTGTTGGAGCTTTAACTGGAGTTTCGTCGGCTGTTGGTGGCCTCATTTCTACAGCACAGGTTTTTAAAAACGAAGGATTTAAACAAGGCGTAAAATCTACTGCTCGTTATTTAACAACTAGGGCTCTTCCTGAGGTTGCTCAGGATGCAATGTTCTTTAGCCCTGAAACACCAGAAGCTATTCAGATTGAAACTGACAAGATTGCTGATCTAGAAACTCCAGAAGAACGTCTTGCAATGATGCAAACGCTTCTTGCTGAAAACGACTTTGATTTTGATTACGGCGTAGAATCTCTTAAAAACCTTGGATGGGGTCTTGGTGCTGTTGCTGGTTTTGATACCGCACTTGAAACCATCAAAATTACTAACAAAGTAATTCGTAAAACACAGGCAGAAAACAAACCCTTTGACGAAGCGTTTGAAGAGGTTTACCAAACAGAAAGTCCTCGCCTGCAAGAAATTGCTGGAGGCGAAGCTGAGAAAGTTGCAACCTTAGAACGTAACAGCGAGTTGGGTCGGATCTACACCGACATGACTCGTCGGATTGAGGACAGCGTAAAGAACATTTCTTACAGCGCCCGTGTGGGTGGTGAGAACTTTGTTACCCGTCGTCTTGAGTACGGTGAAGAACTGCGTGACGCTACTAAAGCTGTTGACGAGTTTCCAGACATCTCTGGTGATGTTGATGCAGTATCAAAGCGCATCGAGACTTTGCAAGCTGAAGCAGGTGTAAAGAACCTGGACCAGCTACAGCAAAAGATGACGATGCTGGACAAGCGTATTGCTAGCTACGAAGCTGCAATTCGTAAGGATCCTGATTGGATCAAGAAGAGCACTGGCACTGGCAAAGCTAAGAGCAAGAACCGCAGCAAGTACAACAAAGCAACCCAAGCGTTTGATCGTCTTGCTGAGCTTGATCAGCAGTACGTCCGCATGAGCGAATTCGAGGAAGCCCTGACTGCTCGTGAGGCTGCCTTTGCACGACTTGGAAAAGTTGCCTCAGAAGCTGACGATGCTTCTGTTGGGTTCCGTAACTCTCTGAACGACGCCCGCACCCTGGTTGACTCAATCAACAAACTGGACGAGGAACGGATTGCACTGCTGCGTGGTCGTAACCAACAGCTCATCCGTCAGAACCGCCTGGACGAGGTCAACACTGACTACAAGTTTGGTGGTGCTTATGGTGAAGCCTATGGTGAGCTGCAGGACATCCTCAACGCTGCTGAAGCTGCTGTAGCTACTGACAACCTGAACGATGAGTTCATGCGTACCTTTGTGGAGCGCATGGATCAGATCCACAACAAGATCATCGAGAACGGTGGTCAAGCTCCTGTTGTGCCTGAGTTCCCAAGAGGAACTGCAATGGATGACGTTATTGCAGAGGCAGAAGAAGGCGTCAAGATGACTGGCCCAGAGGCGTTGCCTGAAGACGCTGCTGGAGCAATGCCCACCACTGCAGCTTCTATTGAAAACAAGGTTCCTGTCACCAAGCAACCTGACGGCACCATTGCAATCGACAAAGACAAGATCATTGCTCGTGAAGAACTCAAGAGCGTTGAGCCCAAACCACCGTCTGTTGCTCCTAAACAGGTCATCGACAAGACCAACAAGGTTCTTGATCGTATGCAAGATCCCTCTGCTACCAAAAAGGCTCTCGATGAGTATCTTGAAAACTTCAAACGAGTGCAAGAGGAAGATGCACGGTTGATTGAGGCAGGCAGGATTGAAGATGCTTTGAATCAGACCCGCCTTAACAACACAAACAGCATCAAGTACGCAACGTCTTGGGACAACGCTTCTACCTTGTCTGCTGTATTTAAAAAAGGTATGGAGAAGGCTGATCTGCCTGCACAGACAGCTCTGGCAGCAGAAAAGCTCTTTGCTTTGGCTGGTCCTAACCGACAGCTTGCTCGTGTTGCTGAATACGTTGAAGCTGGTGAGTACGGCAAGCAGGTTCAAGAGGGTCTTAACTTTGTTATGACCACAACGGCTCTTCTTGATGAGTCAGCCCGACAAGCACTGGCAAATGCTCGTGATCTTCGTAGGATCCTCAACGGTACAGAAGTTGAGGGTTTAGATAAGGTAACTGCTCTGTCTAACTTTGCCTCTTCTTACGAAGAGCTGCAAGCAGGCATGGTTGCTGTTACGCGACTGATGAACGGGTTTGGTAACGGTCTTCGTCTGTTTGATGCTCGTAACCGTTTGAATCCCACAATGCTCGAAGAGTTGACTGCAGGAGAACTTACCGAGCAATTTGCAGCTCAAGTCAACAAGCTTGGTGGACCCGAAGGGTTTGCTGAGATTCTTTCTAAGAGCGCTAAAAAAGCCAAAGTGGACATGGACGCCACTGTTGGTACGTTCCTCAAGAAAGTAAAAGAAGGTGCTCCTGTTACTGACGAAGAAATCGAGGGCATCCAAAACCTTGTTGAAAAGGTCTACGAAAGCCGAGGCAACCTGAGCAAGCTTCAAGATCTTGAAATTACGCAAGACGCTATCCTTGCCAACATCCAGATCAACTCTGCTCTTAGTAACCCTGCTCTGCTGCCAACCATTCCTGTTGACGCAGTAGTCAACGGTGCTGGTGAGCTGCTGTCCAAAGCTCTTGTTGGTGGTGTCAACGGTGCCTTTGAGCGTTACGTCCGTCAAGCTCCTGAAGCTGCTGACAAATACATCAAAGAAGCAAAGATTGCTGCTGACACCCTGCTTCAACTTCGCAACGTTATCGGCGAAGCTACCGAAGCTACCTACTACAGGTTTGTCACTGGTAGGTCTATTACTGATGCCTCTCAGGCAGCAAACAAGGCTTACGACATCCGACGCCAGGGCGGTCTTCGTCGTGAAGAAGCCGTTATGCAGGATTTAGCTGCTGAAGAACTCCGTATTCCGTTTATGGATTACGTGATCAAGCGCAGTGAGATGAACCCAGAGATCTTTGACAGCATCAACAAAGCTCGTGTTCTTACCAAGGTCTTCCATGACTACATGATTCCTGGTGAGGCTTGGAGAAAGCGTGGCGTTCTTGGTAAAGCCTTGGGTGCTACCACTAGCGCGGTTACTAAGTACACCCCGCTTGGCAAAAAGAGCTACTACCCAGGTGGTGAGAACGTAAACATGACTGCGTTTTCTCAGCTCACTGCAACTGCTGACGAGTTCTCTACAGCACTATTCTCTAACGCTAGTGTCAGGGCACGAGTCCGCAACGAAGTTGACCAGCTTATCGGTACTGGTGCGATCCCAATTAGCGACCGAGCTCTTGAAATTAACAAACGTCTTCAAAAGAGTAATGAAGATCTTTACAAACCAGTCAAAGCTGGTTTTGATCAAAAGGTCATTGGTTACTCAGTCAACGACGAACGCATCCTTGAGCTGACACGGGCAATCAACCTTACTGAAGAACTGACTGGTCCTATCGAAGGAACAGTTGAAGACGTTGTAAACACCATTCGTCGTAACAAGGATCCACGTATTGCTTCTGCTGGACGACACATCTTTCCGTTCCTTGTGTCTCCTATTAACGGCATTAAACGTGCTGTTCGCTACGCCTACGGTGGTGAGCTTTACCAGTTTGGTGCTGACGTAGCACGAGCTGGTGCAAGCACCGCAGCTAAAAACCTTCCTGCCAAATTTGTTCGTCGTATGGACGACGCATCTGGAGGACGTTTTAGTAAAAACGTTATTGATTTTGAAAGCAAGTACTTCAGCAGCGATCCACAAACTCGCATGAAGGCTCAAGGAGCTCTTGCGCTTGCAACTGGTGTGCAGGCCATGGCTTGGTTTGTTATTAACGATGGTAACCAAGACATTGCTGGCGGTCTTGAGAACTCCTACCGAGAGGCTCGGGGTGCTCGGGATCCCTACACCTGGCGGATTGGTGGCTACGACATTCCGTACCGCTTTATCCCGCTGCTGGGTCAAGCACTGGCGTTCCAAGCAAATTTGCGGGACATCGAGCAGTTTGGTCAGGACGGCACAGAAGACGTTGCAGCTCTTGCTATTGCAACGCTTGCAAACACAATTATGGAAGTTCCTGCGTTGGCAGGCTTTGAAACTGTGTTTAAAACCCTCGAGGACATGCAGGACGGTAACCTGCGTCGTCTGACTCGCTTGATTAGCGGTGGTATCTCACGAGCTGGTGATCCCTACGAAAACCTGCGTAAGGTTGTTATCCAAGGTTTTGACCCCCGCAAGCCTGCTGATCCGACCTCTCGCTTTATTCCGTTCAGCAAGCGTTTTGTAAAAGAAGGCGAGTTGATAGAAGACAACGTGCTGCAGTTTATTCCTAACGAAGCCATGAGAATGCTCGGCGCTTCTCTTGAGTACAACCCCACTGGCTTTGTTGCTGAGTCCCTTGCTGACCTGTTTACCGAAAACGTACTTGGTGAAGAAGGTCTTGGGTTCCGCGAAAAGTCTCGTCGTTACCTTTGGTACGCACCTCCTGGTGAAACTGTGAATGCTAACCACGCTGGTGTTTGGTATCCCGTTCAAGCTGTTCTTGGTCGTTACTGGGCGTTCCCGAACAGCATTGACGATAAGGTCAAAACTGAAATGGTTAACAACCTAGTTTCACCTCCACGTCCTGACTTGTTTAAAAAGTTTGGAATTAAATATGTAGACAACACTGTTCTTAACAACTTCAACGGTTTCCTTCAAAACGAGTTTGTTTACTATGATTCAACTCTCAAGAAAAGTTACACTGGTGCTAACGCTTTCTTGAAGGATCTTATTAACCACCCAACCTACAAGAATCTGCCGTCACTTGATTCTCCGTATCGGATGACTCGTACGTTCCCTCTTCTAATCCCTGGTACACAAAAGGCTCTTGAACCTAACTGGGATCGTACCAATAATGTTCGTCGTGCTTATTTACAAAGAGAAGTGCGTAAAATGATGGAAGAAGCCAAGCGACAATTCTTGCGCGGTGACCTTCCTGGGCAACAATTTAAGGCGTCTGACGCACTCCGAACTGCAGCTTTTACTCAAGGTAATTAAATGGCATTTGCATCAATCACCTACACCAGTGCCTCTGGTACTACGTTTGCCCTTACAAACAGTGATGGCAATGCCATTGAGTACCTGCGGCAGTCTGACATCTCTGTTACGGTCAACGACGTTCTCCAAACCCTCACCACTGACTACACTTTTAACGCAGCAGGCACCGCTATTGTTCTCAACACAGCAGTAAGTGGTGCCACTGTTCTGCTTAAACGTGACACGTCTATTGTTGACGCAACTGTTGACTTTACTGCTGGCTCGACGCTGACGGCAGACGACCTCAATAATTCAGATAAACAGAACCGGTTTGCTCTGCAAGAGTTCTCCGATATTTACGACGCTTTGGACACTGGTACTGGTGACCTGGGCGACCTGGGTGGTTTTATCGACTCTGGTGAAACCTGGACCTCTGACGACGCTCACGCACCTACAACTGCTGCTGTAGACGCTAGGGTCGATAGCAAAATTGACTCAGCTCTGACTGATGATGTTGTTGCCGGAAACGCTATTACTGTCTCCGACAACACACCGTCGAGCGGCAAGATCACTGTTGCTGTTACTGACGGTGCTATTGACAGTGCTGAGCTTGCAAGCGGTGCTGTCACTTCAGCAAAGATTGCAGACTCCAACGTCACCACCGCAAAGATCAACGACGCAGCGGTAACTACCGCCAAGATTGCGGACGCTAACGTTACTACTGCAAAACTTGCAAACGACGCTGTTACTAGCGCCAAGATTGCTGACGGAACAATTGTTGCTGGTGATATTGCTGGAAACGCTGTTACCACTGCCAAGATCCTTAATGCAAACGTAACTACAGCAAAGATTGCTGATGCAAACGTTACGACTGACAAGATCGCTAACGATGCTGTTACGCAAGCCAAGATGGCTAATAACAGTGTTGGTACTGCTGAGATCCTGGATGGTAACGTCACTAGCGTTAAGTTGGCAGATGCTGAGCTAAAAGAGCTCGCAACCATGGGCACTGCCACTGCTCAATCCTTGGCAGACCTGACTGCTGCTGAGGTCCAGGTGCTGGACGGAGCAACCGTTACCACGGCCGAGCTGAACAAGCTGGATGGTGTCACCGCAACGACCACAGAACTTAACGTGGTTGACGGCATCACTGCCACCACAACTGAGCTCAACCAGCTTGACGGCAACACCTTAACCAACAGCTTTACTGCTGCTAGCACTACTCAGTATCCGTCTGCTAACGCAATCAGCAACTACGTTGTTGGTTTGATGGACAGCCTGGGTGGCTTTGTGGCTATTGCTGATGAAGTTAGCTTCCCTAACGCCAACCCTGACCCCTCTGATGATGCTGGCACTGTTGTGTCCATCTCTGACGCAGGCGGTGTTGTGGTTAACAGCAGCGGTGTAAGCACCACTGGACGGACCACTGGCGGTTCGACTGTAACCATCAACGGATTCCCCACTGCTCTCCGCAGCAGCACTCTTCCGTCTGGTCAAGGTCTGCAGGTTGTTTCTACCTCCACCCTCAACACCTATAACTACCACAAGGTTCTTGCTACGGATGCTGACATTGCTCAACTCAGCGACGATGTCAACGATTTCTTTGCTCGATATCGCATCGGTACTACCAACCCCACTACTGACCTTG